AGGCCTGCGCGCGAGACGATCGAGGGGCCACGGGCGACGATAATGCCGGTGGCGTCCGCCAGCGTGGCGTCGACGGGATAGAGCAGCACAGCGCTGGCGGTCTGCGCACCATCAGTGCCACCGCTGGTCGCCAGCTTGTATTTGCCGCTGGCGGTGATGCGCCCCAACACTGAGCCGACCGGATAGCGCGCGCCGATCAGAAGGGTGATGACTTCACGGGTGTAATTCGGGTTGACCTCATATTTGAGGACATCGCCCATGCTGGGCTGTTCCGTCAGGACGGGCATTGGTCAGTTTCCATGTTTTAGGATCGGGGGATAGGCGCTGGATCAGCGCTTGGCGTCGGTCGCGGCCTTCCTGGCAGCGGCGATGATTGGGCTGTTTTTAGCGGCGGCGGCGGCAGGCGCGGTCGCGATGATGCCAGCCGCGTCGCTGCGTGCGGCCAGATCGGCCAGCACCCGGGCGCGCAGGGCCTCGGGTTTCAGCCCGCGTGTAACGGCGTCGGCGGCATCGATGGCCACGCCGAGCCGGGCCGCTTGAGCGCAGACCTGCGCGACCTCGGCTGCTTCAGCGCGAACTGCGTCTGCTGTCATGGTGGCTGCGTCGGGTGTAGGTGCCGCAGCCACAGCTGCGGCGGGCGGCTCAGCTACAATTTGAGCGGCTACAGCTGGGCCCGTTGCGGCGGGAGAGGCAGCAACAGGTGCTGGGTTCGGGGTATCAGTGGGTGTGGTGGTCATCATTGGACCCTTTCTGCTGGGGGAGGTTGTGCCGCGGGGTGCGGCGGCGAAAGCGCGGAAGGCGGTGACGGGATCGGCAAGCTCGTCGGCGAGACCGGCGGCAATGGCATCAACCCCGCGAAACACAGCGGCCTCAGTGGCCAGTGCTGCCGCATGGGTCAGCCGATCCCCGCGACCGGCGGCGACAGTTTCGGCGAAGAGAAAGCGCACGACCTCCAACTCGCGCTGCATCTGGTCGTGCACGGCCTCGGGCAGTGGTTGATAGGGGTTCGCGTCGATCTTGTGCGATCCCGCATGGATCAGCGTGACCGAGATCCCCTTTTGGTCGAGAGCACCGCTCATGTTGGTGTGCAGCGTTACGACACCGATGCTGCCAACAGCGCCGGTGCGCGGCAGAATAATGCGGTCGGCTTGGGAGGCCAGAACGTAGCCAGCTGACAGGGCATGTTCGGCCACAAACGCCTGCACCGGCTTTTGCGCTCGTGCGGCACGGATGCGATCCGCCAGATCGAAGGCGCCAGCGACCTCGCCACCGAAGCTGTCGATATCCAGCGCGATGCCCCGCACCCCAGGGTCGGCCAGCGCCGCCTGCAGCTGGGCCGCAATCCCCTCGTAGGACGTCAGCCCCGACGATTGTCCGATCCATGCGCCACGGTGCACAAGGGTGCCCGCAATCTCGATCACCGCGATACCATCAATTACCGCATAGGGCTGGCTGCCATTGCGCTGATGGCGCTGGGCGAGATCATTGCCAAAGAGCGACACGCGGGTGGGAAGGGCGGCTGCGGCCTTATCGGAAACGTCCGCGTCCACGCCGTGGAAGGTGATTTCCTGTCCGGTGATACGCGGTCCCAGCCCGGACAGGAAGGCCAGCGCCTTCGCTGGGTCGACCATAAGGGGCGTGTTAAAAGCGCGCTGGGCTATCTGGGCGTGATGCATCATGCGCCTTCCTTGGCGTCGGGTTTTTCATCGGCGCTGTCGTCTGCCTCGTTGTAGTTGGCGCTGTTATCTTGTTGGCCGTCATCTTTGCCGCTGGCAGCCCCCGGCCCCTGCGCCGGAGATCCCGGACGGCGGAAGTCGAGGCCCAGCGCCAGTTCGCGTTTGCGCTCGGCGGCAATCTCGCGATCCACCTGTTCGGCATCATATCCGCGCTCCGAGATCGCTTGCGTGCGGGATTTCAGCCCGGACTCGATCTGCAGGATCTCGGCAGAAGCGTCCTTCATCGGGTCGATCCAGTCCCATTTTGTTGGAAGCCAGGCGCAGGCCTGATATTGCCGCCGCTGTTGATCATAGCCGGGCAGCTCGATGGCACCAGATAGCACTGCCACATCCATCCAGCGTGTCCACACCGTGCGGCACAGCTGGAATACCAGCACGCCATGCTGCCAGGCAGAGATGCGGCGGCGGAACTCGATCAGCGATATCCGGGTGTTGGAGAAGTTGCCCTTTGCCGTATCGCCGGTCAGGTAGCCATAGGGGATGCCCAGTGCTGCCGCGACCTGCAGCAGAGTTCTATATTGGAACGGCTCGTAGGTGCCGCCCGAGTCCGGTGTGGCAGGCGTCGAGACGTCCTCGCCGGGATCGAGCCGCACCACCTGGCCGGGCTCGACTTCCAGATCCTCCTCGGTTGGCTCCAGCGGGCTTTCGGGGGCGGGCGAGGTGATGAACATCGCGAACATCGCCGCGATTTTCTTCCGTTCCAGCTCGGCGTCGTCATAAAGATCGAGGGTGAACAGCTTGACGATGGCAGCCGCGAAACGTGAGACGCCGCGCAGCTGGCCAGCCTCGACCGGGTCGAGGACATGGATCACGTCCGCAGCCGGGACGCGGACGGTTTCGCCCGCGAGGCCCGGATCGGTCAGATCGCCGGGATGGCGACGCAGAAAATGATAGGCGACGCGTCGACCGATACCATCGAACTCGATGCCCTGCCGGATCAGCCCCGCGCCCGGTAGAGTCCGGTTCATGTCGAGCGGCAGCATTTCCGCAGGCAGCATCTGCAATTGCAGCGGCACGGTCAGGCCGTCTTCTGCGCGACGCGGTCGGATGCGGATGAACACTTCGCCTGAGAGAAATACCTCGCGGGCAGCCCGGCGCTGCAAACCGTAGAAGTCTGTCAGGCCTTCTGCGTCAGCATCATCGGTCCAGGCCAGCCAAAGCGCCTGCAACTCTTCCTTCTTGGCTGCGTCGGCGATGGTCGACGACGGCTTGATCCCATCCCCGACCACATTGCTGGCGAAGGATTCCACCGCATTTGCGGCATAGCCATTGTTACGCACCAGCCATCGGGCGCGGGCGGTGATCGTGTCACCCGAGGCCGCGATCAGCGTGTTCACATGCGCGCGGCTGGCCCGGAACCCGCGCAGACGTCGATGGGCTTGGGCCGCATCGAATCCGCCAATGATCGAGCCAATGCGCTGGCGGAAGGCCTCGAACGCCATCCGTCACAGACCTTTCGAGGCGACGGTGCCCCAGCGCCGACGACGCGGGGTGCCAGAAGTGGCGGTGGCAATCCGGGTTTCCAGATCGCTGATGGCGTTCGCCAGTTCCGCGTCCGAGCCATAGGTGATCGATTTGCCGTCATAGCTGACGGAGCGGACGCCAGCATAGCGCGCCTCCTGCAGCGCGGCCAAAAGCGCGCGCATCCGTTCCAGATCCATCTCAATCCCTCATGAAGTTCGGTGTGTAAGCCCGGCGTTTGCGCCGTGGCGTCGTTGGTGTTCCGGCTTTCGGCGCGGCAGGCGTTGTCGGCTCAGACGGGACGTCCGGTTGCGGTGCCGGGCGCGTTTCCACCCCAGCCTGTTCCTCAAGCCGCCGCCATGTTGCCTCATCCCAGCGATCCGCGCCGATGATCCACGCAGCTGCCCGGGCATAGACACGGCAGTCCAGCGCCTCGTTGCGCTCGCGCATTTTCTGCCATTCAGGGTGGCTGTAACCGCGCTTATTGCGGACGGTAACGAGCTGTTCTGCCACCAGTTGCTTCAGCCATTCGGTGTCGATCCAATCGGGCAGATGGACCGTGCCGGGGGCGTCCAGCACGCCCAGCGCGCGATCTTCGTCCGAGGGGCGTTCCAGCCGCAGGAAGCGATAGGTCTCGGTTTTGAACGTCGCTGTGGCCACCGACCAGAGCCGCGCGCCGCGCCGCAGGCGTCTGCCGCCGATGGTGGCGTCCACAAAGGTCGGACCTGACACCGGCGTCGCGCGGTTAAAGCCTTCGAGGCCTTTGATCGGCGAAACTTGATCGAACCCCTGCTTGCGCGCCCATGCGTAAACGGCCGGGGCCTCGTATCCGGTATCAATGGCCAGCTTGCCGATCAGCATCACCGCGCCATTGGTGCAGGTCCACGTGCGCCCCAAGAGGGCAGTCAGCTTGTCCCAGCAGGCCGGATCGTCCGGACCACCGGCAATCACGATGTGATCCACGAGCCAGCTTTCCAGCCCACGCCCCCAGGCCCAGACATCGATCTCGATCCGATCCTTCTGCACATCGACGCCCGCTGTCAGGAACAACCCGCCGTCGGGGATCTGTGTCCCGAAGGCTTCCCGCCGCTCCGCCAGCCTTTGCCATTCCGGCGCATCGCCCGACTCCACCCACGTCTCACCCAACAGCGTGTTGCGCGCGGCACGTAGCATCTCTTCCGAGCCTTGGGCCGCGAGCCAGTCGCGTGCGATCTGCTGCCAGCTTTTCCAGCCCAATGGCGAATAGAGCGCCGAGAGGTGAAAGCCGATGGAATGCGGATCGGCCGATACAGCCGTCGCCCGCCATTCGCCCTTTTCCAGCATCTGCGTCTTGTGATGCTCGGCGATGGGCTTCTCACAACCCTCGCAGTGATAGGCCGCCGTTTCGGGCCGTCCCTTGTCCCAGCGCAGCCTCTCAAACTGCAGCCACTGCATGGCCCCGCAATGTGGGCAGGGCACGAAGTACCGACGCCGGTCCGATGCCTCGTATTCCCGTTCGATCCGGCTGATGCCCCGGATCGTTGGGGTGGAAACCATGAACACTTTGCGCCGGTGCGAGAATGTCGTTGTCCGCGCCTCAGCCAGAGTGACCGGGTCGCCTTCCTCGTCGGCGGAAGCCGGATAGGCATCGACCTCGTCGAGGAATATGTAGCGCGCGGGCATCGACCGCAGACCGGTGGCGCTGTTGGCACCGGTCAGCACGAGAATGCCGCCGGGAAATTCCTTGGACAGCATCGAGTTGCCCGCATCGCGCGACCGCGCCGGGTTCACCCGTTCGCGCAGCGCGGGACTCTCGGCGATCAGCGGATCAAGCCGCCCGCGCGACGTGCGTTTGGCCATTTCCACGGTCGGCAACACTGCCAGCATCGGA